TAATCCAGAGCTTGAGCTGTTACTCAATAAAGTACAGATCACTGACTGGAATCGATCCGGAGACGCCGCTGATCTAGTGACTCAAGAGATTACGTTTCGAGCGTTTTATAACGCTGGAGATCAGAAAGCCTCCCAGGTCACGCTCGTCAATAAGACAGCGAGTTATCCAAACGTACCGACGTCATAATCGACACAATAAAAAAGCCTCCCGATCTGGGAGGTTTTTTGTTATGAGTATCGTCTTTGAAACTTTGACTCGCTCATAAATGATAATCTAAATATATCGATGATGGCGATGATCACTGGTATAAATGTCCAGAAAAAGAGTAACATTAAAAGTCCTTTCTTACTCTCTCCCAGATAAAATCGATGTCCTCCGATCCCTCCGGTAAAAATTGCTAACAGTATGGCGATGCCTTTATTTTTCATATGTGATATCATATAAACATATTAAGCAATAAATTACAAGTATGGACATACAACTAAAAGAATATAACGTAACTATTAAGGACGAAATGAGCTGGGGAGACTCCGAGCAAATCCAGTCTGTAATTATGAGCTCGCTGAAAATTGATGCTAATGCTCGAAAGCAAATAGAAAAAGGAGAGGAATCTATGGATATTAAAGATATGCAACTCGACGGAGCGGCTGTCCTTAATTCTAAAGTAAAGGCGGCTGAGTGTTTGATCACTAAAATTGTCGACACTCGAGGAGTCGGAGAGGGAGATGTCGCTGACAAGCCGTTCAAGTTTACTCGAGACTGGTTATTTTCACTGACACAATCAGACGGAGCAAAGCTAATGAAAGCAATCGACCAGGTGCGAGCTAAGTCTGGAGATGAGTCTGAGGTCGAGGGAAAATAGGAACGGATCTTGAGTTACGCTTTCAGCTGGAGGGTAAGCGTCCGGCGAGTACCTTTATGATAATGGAGATACTTGCTCGAGAGTACGGCTGGACTCTGACTGAGATTCGATCATTATCGATTACCGACGTGCTCGCTTTATGGAGAGTAATCGTCAAGCGTGGAGATATCGAAAAAGCTCGGAGCAAAAAGTCTGGGAGATAGTGTATAATTTAATTATATGGATAGTCGTCAATTAAAACTGGTACTGCAGCTCCAGGATAACGCTTCTAAGGAGCTCCGGAAGATGACTGGGGAGCTTGATAAAACTGGTAAATCTGCTAATAGTGCGAGCGGTGGTTTTATGGCGATGGCTAAAAGTGTCGCGGCTGTTGCTGTCGCTTATGTGTCAGTGCGTAAAGCGTACGATGCGGCGGCTCTCGGGGTGAGGATTGCGGCTGATATGGAGACCGCTCAAGTCGGTCTGACAACCTTGCTCGGAGATGCTGACGCCGCTCAGCGTACGATCGATCGTTTGAAAGTCGAGGCGGCTCGTACTCCTTTTGAGCTCCCTGGATTGACTCAAGCGACTCAGTTACTTACGTCGGTTACAAAAGACGGAGACAAGTCTATCGATATTCTTCTAGACGTGGGTGAGGGTTTGGCGGCTATGGGTAAAGGACAGCCGGAGCTTGATCGTATTATCGTCAACCTCCAGCAAATCGCGGCAACTGGTAGAGCGGCGGCTATTGACGTTAAGCAATTTGCTTTCGCTGGTCTCCCTATTTACGAGATGCTCGAGGAGACGACTGGTAAGTCTGGAGAAGCGATCGCTGATATGGTGACTAATGGAGAGATTACGTTTGATCTTCTAACCAAAATGTTTGACGAGGCTAATGATGCTGGCGGTCGATTCTTTAATGCGTTTGTAAATCAGTCCGGGACATTTAATCAGGCATCCTCTAACATGAAAGACGCCTTTGGTATTATGATGGCTGATATCGTGGTCGCCTCCGGTCTCTTTCAGTTTCTTACTGACTCGATGATTTCGGTAAGTAATGCGATGGGAGACTGGCAAGGTACTATCCAGGGAGTGAGAGAAGGAATGGCAAATATCTTCAATATTATTGACGAGAAAACTCTCCTTATTACTCACTTAAAAGGAGCTTTTTCCGACGTAGCTGAGACATTTAAAGACCTGCTCGGTCCGGCTCTAAGTGATTTATGGATGGCTTTACAGCCGTTACTCCCCTATATTAAAGCTCTTGGTCAAGCAATGGTCGGGATGCTGGTTATCGCTTTACATGCTTTAATTGCCGCGTTTAGAATTATCGCTACAGTGCTCGCCGCTGTCTTGTCTGGCTTTACAAACTTAATCACTTTCATTGTCGATACGGCGACGTATGCTTTCCGGACACTCCAGAACGCTGTCGAGATCCTTGCGGCGGTATTTACTGGAGACTGGGGTGGTGCGATCGATGGTGTTAAAAATCAGATCGCTGATCTCATCGACTGGGTGGGAGATCTGATCGATATGTTTAAGCGAGCGATCGATCTAGCTAAAGAGATCGGAGGTGGTGCTATCGACTTTGTTAAAAATGTCATCCCCGGTCGAGCAATCGGAGGGCCGGTAAAAAGTCGCTCGCCTTACATGGTCGGAGAGCGTGGACCAGAGATGTTTGTACCAAGTCAGTCCGGTACTATCGTTGCTAATAATAAACTCGCCGGGGCTGGAGCCGGAGCGGGCTCTGGAGTGGTGGTTAATGTATACGGAGACGTATCAGGTAAAGAGCTAGTCGCGCGAGTCGAGCAAGCTATTGCTAAGAGCATCCAACGTCGTATCAGAGTCACTTAAATTATGTCTTTTATACTCACTATAAATGGATCAGACAGAACAAATGAGGTATCTCAAGGGTCTCTCTCTTTAGATATGCAGCTAAGCAAGTCGCCGTCAACGCTCTCTTTTGAGATGGATGGTATTAAGACTCCTGTCCCTTTAAATGGTCAGTCAGTACTATTAAGCGAGGATGGTATAGATATATTTAAAGGTACTATCATTGAGCGTAATGACTCGGTCATCGGCGGTCAGATGGTCCAGTCGTACTCTTTTGTCTGTCTGGATGGTTTTTTTGAGATGGATCGGAGACTGGTTATAAAGGCTTACAACGATACTAATGCTGTCGCGATAGTCCAGGACATTGTCGATAACTTTATGTCCGGGTTTACTCTGGACGCTCCAGCTACTTCTCCGAGTGTCAATACCGCTCGATTTAACTATGAGCAACCGTCTCGATGTATTACTAAGATTGCTAACGGTGTCGGATGGGACTGGTATGTCGATGCTAATAGCGTGATTAAATTTTTCCCAGTTTCAGAATTAGTCGCTCCGATATCGATTACCGACGACGCTGGTACTTTAGAATATAGATCTCTTAAGTTTGACCAGAGTGTTACCGAGCTCCGTAATCGTATTTTTGTAAGAGGTGGCCGGTATAGCGATGCAATATCGGCGGCTGACGCTGTCGACTTATATGAAGCTAATGGAGTCGATCAGACGTTTCCTTTGGTGTATCGGTATGAAAGTGTCCAGGTGACGGTTAATGACGTTGCTCAGACAGTCGGAGTCGACTTTATAAATCAGATGATAAACGTCGAGGCTTTGGTATCAAGTGGAGCGGCGACAAGTGCAAACACTAATCAGCTGATTAATAGTGGAGCGACGTTTGTTACAAACGGAGTATCAGTCGGGGACCAGGTCCAGAACACTAACGACGCCACTTATGCGATAGTCGTATCGGTCGACTCGGAGACCACTCTTACTTTAAATAGGAATATATTTCCGCTTGGTACTGAGTCCTATAATATCCGTGAGCGACTTCTGGACTGTCTGTATAACTTCCAAGAAAAGCTCGTCCGGTTTCCGGATGGTACTTTACTCGCTCTAGATGTTTGTCGAGTATTTGGTAATGCTCAAATCCCCCTCATTGTCCAGGCTGAGGATCCGGAGTCAATACTAGCTTATGGAGTCCGGGAGGGAATAGAAATTGACCAGACAATCAACTCTATCGAGGAGGCTGAGCTTTTAGCGTTTGCGAGACTCGATCAGTGGAAAGACGGCTCGAAAGAGGGTAGCTTTCAGACTCGAGAAACTGGTCTGGTCGTCGGTCAGACTCTTAATATCAACTCGGTAAAGTTTGGAGTTACTGATACATATAAAATAAATAAGGTCTCTGGAAGTATGAATGGACACGACGAGTTTATCTACAGTGTCGACTTCATTAAATCGGGAGAAACCACGTTTACTGATATCATCATCGGTCTCATCGGTAAGTCTCGAGAGGAGATCTCTATCAGTCCTAATGAGGTGATCCAGCGTTTCCGTAAGGTCGAGGACGCCTTTAGTATGAGCGATGAGATTGTCAGCGTGACTACCACTGAGGGACCTTATGGATATGCTCCGGTTACGACTAAAACAGTGGCAAAGTATAACTTTTCGACTTACTCATAATGCTACAATATGGACATGCTAAAAGACAGCTTCAGTTTAAAAGGCGAGGTCAAATGGATTAAGTCCAAGGATGGAATCATTCTCGCTGAGTCTGATTTTACGCCTAACAAAATTGTCGCTAATACTGGTCGAGGGATTTATATTTTCCTGGACCGGCTGGCTGCAATAAATACCTACTCAGCCAATATTACTCATGCTGATATGGGAGATGATGATACCGCCGCGTCTGCGTCTGATACAGCTTTGGGTAATGGCCTTGTTCGGGCTCAGGTGGGAGCGGTGAGTCGCTCAGGACTGACAGTAGAGTTTCGCTTCTTCTATACTGACACTCTTACTCCAGATGATACTTATGAGGAGTTTGGCATGTTTGTCGATGGTAATGCAACGCTGGGGACTGGTCAGCTATTTAATCACCTGGTATATGGAGCGCCTCTGGTTAAAGCAACTGGCGAGGACCATACAGTGGTTTGTCGGATTAGTGGTAGTGTATAATATATTGATATGTCAAAGCCTCAACAACCAGACGCAATTATTGAAGCTTCTGACTTTATCAATAAAGCAACCGCTAACGCCACTCCATCTAATGATGAGGGGCGTGTCCCTGTCTTGGAGAGTAACGGCAGATTGCACCCTGATTTTTTGGCTGAGGGCGGCGAGTTAGTTAGAACTTTTGAGACATACGACAGTTTCGACGCGTCGGCTTTGCCAGTACCAATGTGTATTGAAACGGTAGAGAGTAGTTTACTGAGAGCTGACGCCAACTTTGCAGGGCAAGACACTTTTTTAGGCTTTTCTAAAGCAAACGCAAACCCCGTACCTATACATTTTACTGCTACGGGTACTGGTACATTTTCTATTACAATACCAGCGGGGGTGGACTTGTACATAGCGGTATTTACGTACACTAGAGGCTCTGGCGGTAGCCCTGCACAGCCGTCGGCGGTAAGCTGGAACGCTGTTAGTCTAAGCAGTATACAATTACAAACCGGTACACCGACAGGGGGTATACATGGTGCAGCACTAGGCACGCTTGCCGTGGCAACCACGGCAGACCTAGTATTAACAGGGTTTAGTGGAAGCTTGAGAGCAGCGCATGTATTTGTATTTTCTAACGTAGACCAAGCTACACCCGTGGCTGATAGTGACCGCGTATTTTCTGGTACTGCTACTGCCACCACACCAAGTATTACAAAAGGCCAACCAGCCGCTAGATATGTAGCAGGTGCGGTAACACAATCATTAAACTTAACCAGTCTAAATGCTGCTGGCCTTGCCGTGGGTGACATTTTAGGTAGTGACGCTATACAAACCGGTACAATTTTTTCTAGTGTATCGGGCACGGCGTCCGCAACGTCTAATTCCTCTAGCAGTATAGTAGTAGTGGCTTTATGCCTAAACGCTGCTGCTGCTTTAAACATACCGCTGCAATACAGCGGCGTAATCGGAGGTTTTACTGGCCTGACCATAGGGGCAAAATACTACGTGTCTAATACGCTGGGGGTGATTAGTACAACGGCTGGGGCAACTACGTTGCTGGTAGGCAAAGCATTATCGGCGACGGAATTACTAATTTTGCATAATTAATATGTTTAGCGAGAAAGACGTAAAAAATTTAATCCATGAGGCATTTAATGATGAGGGTGGTCTCCGGGATGAAATTAAATCCGATATTAAGAATGAGCTAAAGCTTGCAACTTTTCAGGTGTTTACTGCTATTGGTATCACTATGATTGTCTCAATCGTATCGGTATCTATTTACCTCGCAAATCTCCGGAGCGATGTCGATGACTTACAAAAAAATCAATTTAACAGCGATCAGGCTAATCTACTCGTCCAAAGGATTGAGATTAATAGTGACGCGATTAAAGACGCGGCAACTGGAGCTGATCTCCAGAGAGTTGAGGAGACTTTAATCCGACTGGACGAGAGAATAAGAAACTCAGGAATATAGTGTGATATAGTTATATCATATGATGCATACATTAATTGTAAAGGCTCCAGGTGTTAAATCAGTCCGACGTTACGAGCGGATACTTAAAAAGCGTAATCAGACATTTGATACTCTTGAGCTGGATACCGTAATCCCCTGGATTGGAAATAATCCGTCTCCAATTTTTCTCGAGTCTTTAGCAGCTGGGGTGTTTAAAAAGAGAGGAGTATCTGTCGATGCTATTCAGATATTTATCAAACCCGACGACTGGCACGATAAGTCTATTCGAGGACGTCACTACCATAAAGCAAGGTCAGGATATCGAGTGTCGATAACTAAGATGGACCGTCTTTACTGGAGGACCGCTCAGCATGAGGACGATCATAAATACGATAATATCGTAAAGATTTACACAGGTGTCCGACTGGAGTCAGTCGTTAATGTTGCTGACTGGGATGATGGAGTGGTACACGGTGAGGATCCTAAATTTACTCGATACGAGACCGACGTTGCTTACGATATTATTTATCCATATCTCAAGAGAGCTCTCGAGCGACGCAAACTCAAAGCTGAGCTCCGGTCGTTGTATATGATAATTATTGAGAGACTACGAGAAAAAATCCTTGAGCTAAAACAACGAGATCACGTTATCCTAATTGATCAGCCTAAGTCTAACGCTGTCCAGATGTATGACGCTATGCTCGCAAGTGTAGGGATGGATGCCTCTCCAGCGGATCTCGCTCCGGATGAGTTAGGGTGTGCAGAGACAGTCAGCGAAATCGCTCGCAAAGTGATCCCGAAGTTTCCGAGAATTACCGGGACCTGGACTCTCTGGGATTACCTCCGTAAATCTAATGATTGGACTTTAGTTGATACTCCGGAGCCTGGAGATATTCTAATCTCTCCGACTGGTACATCCAGTAAAGGATCCCGGAGGCCGTTTGTCGGACATGCTGGTTATGTCGGACAGCGTAGCAAGGTTTACAGTAATGACTCTTTTACTGGAAACTTTGAGCAAAACTTTACGATCGATACCTGGACGGCTAGGTATGAAAAAAAAGGAGGTTATCCGATTTATTACTTTAGAGCTAAATAAAATTATATGAATTACTCATTTTTACATGGTCTCCGTAAGGCGGCGACTTACTCACTTACGGCGGCGGCGACTCTGATCGCTTTTGCTGGTTTCTCTGATCTCCAGATATGGGAGCTCCTTGAGACGTACGTACGTCCAGCGGTCGGATCTCTGACTGTCGGAGGTGTTATGACTCTCGCTATTAATTACGTCCGATTTAAAAAAGGCGTCGCTAAATAAACTAAAAGACCATACAAAAAGACCGCTCAGTTAAGGGCGGTTTTTTTGTCAGCTGATCGGATCCTCGGTAAAAAAAGAGATAACGGATCCGCTCGAGTGCTCGTACAACGTAGAGCGGTAAAGCGTGACGGGTAACAAATCCGTCACTCCTTAAATATATCATGCTATCCCCAGATATGCTATACGATATCGTACTAGCATGTTAATATAAATTATGGCTAACAAAAAAGAGATAACAACAAACAGAACGGAGATTATTTATGAGCTCGCTAAGTATGCTCATCCGAGCTGGTATCACTCGCTCCTCAAGTGGAGCACGTATCACTTGAGCATTTTACTAGATTACTATAAAGGAGAGGGATCGGTCAGT